AGAATTGAGTTTACACCCGATGACATTGTTCGTTCATCACTAGTGAAAGATTATATCCTCGCCAAACTAAGATATGAGGATTATGTAGAGAAATAATGAAGACATTTATACATCATGATTTTGCGAAATTAGAGAGGGATACTTTTGCTGACGGGCGACGTGTTTACGTTACACCTGAAGGTAAAAAGTATCCTTCAGTCACATCCATCACTGGAGTTAATAGCACATTTAACAAGAGTGCTTGGATTCAACGTGTTGGTGTGGATGAAGCAAATAGAATTACTCAGCGAGCACTTGACCGTGGTACTCGCATTCACTCGTTCTGTGAAAATTTCTTACTTGGTAATGAAGTAAAGATTGATATGTTCGATCAAGATATGTGGAGCACAATGCTACCTCTCTTGAATAAGATCGACAATATCCACTGCCTTGAAACACCACTATATTCTGACTTCTTGCAAGCAGCTGGTACAGTTGACTGTATTGCCGAGTATGAAGGTAAGTTATCCGTCATCGACTTTAAAACTTCTTCGAGAGTAAAAGAGCGCAATGATATTCATAACTACTTTGAACAGACTGCGGCTTATGCTGTTATGTTTGAAGAACGTACAGGTATTCCAATTGGTCGTTTAATTATCTTGATGGTGATTGATGACGACGCACCAAGAGTATTCATTGAAAAGCGTGATGGTTGGATTGCAGGTTTCCGTAAGTCTAGAATGGACTACAGGCAGAAGTATGGAGTATAAGAAAAACGAGTGGTGGGTTACTCCAGTTTGGGAGATTGACACTGGTCTTTCTTCAGACTATAATGCTCGCTTACTCTATGATTTAAAGACTTTTGGAAAGAAGTCTTACAACATATGGAATGAAGATATTCCCTCACTTGGACCATTGAAAGCCAAGGTTATTGAAGCGTTGAGTAATACAGTCAAGGATTATTTCCCCGATTATTATCCTTACAATCCAGTCATCTATAATGGTTGGGTGCAGTTTCATAAAACTGGCGAGATGCTTCACGTTCATGACCATGGTGGTGTAATCGTCGCTTGTGTCTATTATGTTAAGGCACCAGAGGACAGCGGGGATCTTTTATTAATAGATCCTAGAGGAAGCGTTAATTGGGACTGGGAAACTGATGGGATTGATGGTGCCAAATATAAACGTGTTAAACCGAAAGAAGGTAAATTGGTTATCTTCCCAGGATATGTTATGCACGCAGTAGATCCGAACAACTCTAAAGATGAGCGGGTCAGTATCGCCATAAATATTCATAACCATATAAATACTTGAGATATACATCAAAGAGGTCAACATGACAACCCCAGCATCAGGACAAATAGCCATTAGCGATCTTATCGCAAACCAAGGTAACTTGGGATATGCTAATGCATTAAGTTGGTTAGATTCCAACACAAAAGATAGTGTCAGCGATTTAAACTCTGCTCATAGCAGAGCAACATATCAACGTAACGTTGATGGTAACTGTAATAATGGTAACTGTACTGAGTCTGGCGCAAATTGTGGTAACATTAATTGTGTGAACTGTTTGAATTGTAACACTATTAATTGCACCAACTGCGATACTCGAGAGTGGATGCAAGGTAACTGTAACTGCGCTTGTACATATAACTGCACCCAAAACACTCGTTCATATAACTGTAACTGCGACTGTCTAGTTTGCGCTTGCGCTTGCTGGTAATATAAAAGGAATATTATGATTTTTGAGATTTTATCATCACACCCAACTCATGGTAATAAAACATTTTACTATGATAATGAATTTAACGTTTTAAAAGATGCTGATGGGAATGTTTTTGAATACCCTGAAATTCAGAAACCTGAAATGCAGGAAACACGTGCATTTTCCAAGGATGCCCCTCTTAAGAAATCAAAAGATATTAATTTAATTAAGATTCAACTTGGATTGTCTTGTAACTATACTTGTGATTATTGCTCACAAAGATTCGTTGAACGTCCACCAGAAACTTCAAAGAAAGATATTGACGCTTTTCTTTCTAAGCTAGATGTACTTAACATCACAGAAGAACAAGGCATCAAATTCGAGTTTTGGGGTGGTGAGCCTTTGGTTTACTGGAAAACTCTAAAACCACTGACCGAAGCTATCCGTGAAAAGTATTCTCACTGGTCTAAGAACCAACCATTATTCAGTATGGTTACTAACGGTTCTTTGTTAACACGAGAAATCTGTTCTTGGTTGTACTTCATGAACTTTAATATTGGTATCAGTCACGATGGTCCTGGTCAACACGTTCGTGGTCCAGACCCATTCGATGATCCAGAAAAGAAAGAGATTATTCTCGAGTTCTACAACATCATGCACGAGCAGAACCGCATCAGCTTCAATACTATGATGAACCGTAGAAACACCAGCCGTAAAGCTGTTCGTGATTGGTTCGTTGCGCTCACTGGTAAAGAAGACGTTCGTATAGGTGAAGGTAATTTCGTAGACGCTTATGATGAAGCAGCTATTGAAAACTCTTTACAGTCATATAAAGAACACTTTGAGTACCGTCGTCAGGCATTCCAAGAATTAATGTCATCTGGTAGCAGCCTGAACTTTGGTAACACTCTTGCTAAAGTTGATATGTTCACTCGCGAAGTTCTAACTCACTTTGAATCCAAGTATACTGGACAGAAGTGCGGTATGGATGATGAACATACTATTGCTATCGACTTGAAGGGTAATGTGGTTACTTGCCAAAACGTTTCTATTATGGAAACAAGTAAGAATGGTGAATCACACCTTGGTGGTAGCCTTGATGATTACGATAACGTTGAAATCAAATCAGCCACTCACTGGAAGAACAGAGACGTGTGTGTTAAGTGCCCTGTACTACACTTATGTAAAGGTTCTTGCATGTACCTTGATGGTAAGTATTGGGATGTTACTTGCGACAGCGCATATTCTGATAACGTTTCTTTGTTCGCAGTGGCATTGACTAGAATCACTAATGGCTATGTTCCTTATGCTATTTCTTCTAAGGAACTACCACCCCATAGACAAGATATTTGGGGAACTATTTTAAAACACGAAGAAAAACCAAAAATGAAAACTATCCCAATCAAGGTAGTGGCTGAGGTCATTGGTAAGATTGACGATGTTGAAGTTTATGGTAAAACACGTTTGGAGAATTAAATGCAAATTACTTTACATGACCAAGTCGAAGCCTTGAAGCAGATTGAAAGTGTGACGCTTGTTTATTGTAATGAACCAGACTTAGATGTTAGAACGCAGGTTGGTGATGAACCAGCTATTGCGTTCAACATTGAACGAGGCGAGAGGCTTGTAACTCTTGTTATACCAGATTCATATTGGTCTACAACTCCATTTACACCAGAAGCAGGTGAACACGTTAAGGGTTGGTTAGACTTTATGGATCAACAAGATATCAAAACTCAAACATTTTGGTATCGTCTGTCTGAGGATAGATTCGTTCGTTTAAAAGGTACGTTGAAGATTGCTGACGAAGACTTGCCAGAGAATGCTAAGTTACTAGCTGAAGCGTATGCATCAGTTGATCATGTAACTGGCGTCAAAGTCCGTAAAATTATTGATTATAGATTAGTCAGCGAAGTAGGTTGTACTGAAGCGTTACAGTTTTATTGTATGATTGATATTCCATCTTTACAGAGTGAGTATCATATCAATATGTACTGCCCTAAAAACATTTGGGATAAACCAGAAGAGTTTGAAGGTCAAAAAGTTAGATTACTTGAACAAGTTAATATTAGAATCGAACAAAGCAAACAATTATTTGGTTAATTATGAATAAATTTGTTATTATCGGCGGTGGCACTGCAGGGTGGGTCACCGCTTTGACCATTAAGAAGTATGTACCATACTGTCATGTTACAGTTATTGCTAGTTCAGAAATTGGCATTCTTGGTGCAGGTGAAGGTGTAACACCACACTTCAATGAGTTGATGAATGATTTAGATATCACCATGTCAGATATCTTCAAACACACCAAAGCCACGTATAAGCGTGGTATCAAGTTTACTAATTGGAACGGTGATGATACACATTATTACCATCCATTCTGGGATGACAAGAGCGCAGTACATTTTGACGCTTCATTGCTGGCCAAATACTTACAAGGCGTGGCGCTATCCCGTGGTGTTGAGTTAATCGACGACCAAGTTATCAATATCAATTCTAAGAACGGAAATATTACTTCCTTTGTCCTTAAAGGTGGACAGAACGTTGAATCTAATTTTGTGTTCGATTGTTCTGGTTTACACCGTCTAATTATTGGTAAGCACTATAACGTTGAGTGGAAACCATACGATTCAATGTTGCCGTGTAACCGTGCTTTACCTTTCTTTATTCAAAGTGATGATGAGAAACCTGAATATACAGAAGCCATTGCCATGAAATATGGTTGGGTTTGGAGAATTCCCGTTCAAGGGAGATATGGTTGTGGTTATGTATTTGATAAGAGATATATTAGCGATGAAGAAGCTATTGCAGAACTCAAAGAGAAGTTTGGTGATATAACTATCCCTCGCGCATTTGATTTCAAAGCAGGTGCCTTTGAAAAGACTTGGGTGAATAACTGTATCGCTATTGGATTGTCTGCTGGTTTTACTGAACCACTAGAAGCAACTTCTATCTGGATTCAAATCCTTTCACTTCGTCATTATCTACTACAACATGCTGCTTATGTTAGAGGCGATCTAAGAGTGGTAAACTCTTATAATGAATATGTCGCAAACATCAACAAATATATGGCTGACTTTATTCACAGGCACTATCTAACACAAAGGTCAGATAGTGGTTTCTGGAAAGAATTCAGAACCAAACAACCTTCACCAAAATATGTTAAAATGGTTGATGATATTAAAGAGAGAGTGGCAACTTATCACCTTTCTTATATCAATATCACCAATGGTATGAAGTATGAATCACCAGTTGTACCTGACAGCTGGAATGTTATTATTGATGGGACTCGCTGATGGCTAATTGTGTTATATTATCGGGTGGTACATGGAGTCCGGATGGATGGTGTACAGTTAAGAGGTCTCTTGGACCATATCGCCTAGCATCATCTCTAGAAGACCATGGTTATTCGTCATTTATTCTAGACTATGTTGAAAACTTTACAACTGAAGAAGTCATCAAAGCCTTAGATAAGCACATTGGCGAAGATACTATTTGGTTCGGCTTTTCTTCTACGTTTTTCTGGTTGAAACAAACTCAACAAACAAACGCCAGAACAGGTAGCGATGAGTTGAATGAGATGTATTATGATAATTATGATGAAGTCAAAAAGGTTATCGACTTTGTAAAAAGTAAAGGTGTTAAGATCCTTTATGGTGGATCAAAAGCACCATACTTTTCTCTGAATGATGTTGATTCCAGTATTGACTATTATGTTACTGGTAATGCTGATAACTCAATCATTGATATTACGAATTACCTTGCTGGTAAAGTAGATTCTATTCAGCATTTGAACGATCGTACTATTGATTCCACAAAATATCCAGAACCTGATGTAAAGAATATTCCAACACGCTGGTGGAATCATAATATTATGTGGGGTGAGGGTTTACCTCTTGAACTATCGCGTGGTTGTATTTTTAAATGTAAGTTTTGTGATTTTCCACTAACTGGCAAGAAGAAAGGTACATACCTCCGAGACCCTGAACAGATTAAAGATGAAATGATTAAGACGTGGGAAGCTCATGGTACTGATTCATACTTCTTCACCGACGATACTTTCAACGACGATAATGATAAACTGGAAGCCTTGCATAAAGTGTTTACCAGCTTACCATTCAAACCTAAATTCGCATCATATCTTAGAATTGATCTGATTAACAAATATCCACACCAAGCAGACTTACTATCTGAAATGGGTTTGGTTGGAACATTCTTTGGTATTGAAACTCTTCAACCTGACTCAGCAAAAGCTATTGGTAAAGGTTTACACCCAAACAAAGTTAAAGATCGTTTATACTGGTTGAGAGAACAGTGGAAGAATACAGTAAACATTGAAGCTGGTTTTATCCTCGGTTTACCATATGATACACTGTCATACTTCAACGATTTGTTAATGTGGACGTTGGAGAAAGATAATCCAATCCAGTGTATCAACTATTACCCTTTGATGTTATTTTATTACAAAGATCATAAAGAGCTTCAACGTTATTCTTCTGAGTTTGCCTTGAACCCAGAAATTTATGGTTACACTTTTGACAATAGCATCTCCAGCTGGCAGTTGAAGTCTCAGAAGCTAAACTATAATATGTGCTTGGATATATCCAAGAAGTTTAGTGATTTAAGAAAACCTCTTAATCAAATTGCTGGGTTCTATACAATCACGAGTTTAAACACTGGCGTTCCACTTGAGGATATCTACACAATGACGCAAGTTGATATTCAAAAGAAATACAATATCCCCGAAATGAACGCTAACCGTGTTGCTGAATATAAGGGTATGGTTTTATGATAGTTGAAAACATTTTTGGTTCACCTGTTGTTAGAGTTAAGTGTGAAGACACTAGCTTATGGCGCAATGAAACTCTTAACAACAGCATCGAGATGATGTATAAGTCACCAGTGGTTATTAACCGTGTGCGAAATCAAGTTGGTGATTCTCATTTCGGTGCTGGTATGACTACAGTTGGCCAACCATATCCACTAGTCACTCTCCCAGGAGTCAAAGGGTTAAGAGACTGGGTTAGACAAACATTACTCGATGCTAGACCAGCGCTTGGGTTTGAAGGTAAAGGTACTGATGTTCGCTTTAAAAGAAGCTGGACTAACCGACTACTCAAAGGTGGCTATGGTTTATGTCATAATCATACAAAGATTGATAATTACATGGAAATGTCTGGGTATAGTTCTACAGATTTTAAACCAGATGTTGTTTCGATCTTCTATGCTGATGTGCCAGAAAACAGTTCCAACTTGGTATTCATAAAAGACGGTGCACCTGATACTAGGATTGAGGATTATCCAGCTGAAAGACAACATTGGTTACAACCTATCGAGGGTGAACTTGTAATGCATACACCTGAGGTCTGGCACGCTGTAAGTATGCATATGTCAGATATTCCAAGAAATGTTTTTGTTTTTGACATTGACTTCCAATAAATAATCAGGTATAATATAGGTTATTGCTGTAATTCCTTCAAAGCGAAGGACTTCTGGACGGGGGTTCGACTCCCCCCATCTCCACCAAAAGCAGAAGCACTAAAAGTACCCTTGAGTGGGTATACGATTTTAGTTCGTGGAATCGGGTAACGGAAAAAAGTGAACCCGAATGGCTACTAAACTGCTTTTGATGGGGATGCCATGGTTTCGACAGGGGTAGATAGTAGCGACGGCAGCACGTCAGGAGTAGACGTTAAAAGCAAATCAAACTAAATGCAAACGATGAAGTTTTCGCATTGGCAGCCTAAACGCTGACTAGGGTTTCGATGGGTTTCCTCGTAACAGAATAACCCATCACTAATTCGGAGATATTATGATCGGTGTTGTATTAGGTAATGGTCCAAGTCGTGAGTTCTACGATAGAAAAGGTGATATTGTCCTTGGTTGTAATATTCCCAATGAACAATTCAGCGTAGATGCGACTGTTATTTGCGATGAAGAAATTGCTTGGATTATTAAGAATGACTTGACTTTAATTCAAGTTCCAGTTATAATATCTACTAAGGTGTTTGAAAAATTAAAAGAATTCAAGATTGTTGATAAGTTTATAATCTTGGATGTTTTCAAACCAAAAGACTGGTACAATGCAGCGCACTATGCTGCAGAATATTTGATACAAAACACTGAGTGTGAACAGATAGAGTTATGGGGTTGCGACTCTATTTTTGAGAATACTGTTTCATCTACAACTGGAAAATTAATCCAGCAAAGCACTCAAGGTGATACAAGGTTTGTTCGTAATTGGCGTAGAGTTTGGAATGAGATGCACCTGAATAACCCTGATGTGCATTTCGTGGCTATGAGAATGCCTAAATAATATACCAGCTGACGGTTGCTGGCACACACTTTAACCGTTTTACACACAGGAGTTTATATGTCAAATATGACACCGTTCGAGATTCGCCTTGAACTATTAAAAATGGCGAAGGATATGCTTGTTGAAGAATACTATGGTAAGAAAGAACAAGTTGTCCAAGATTGGCAAGTTAAGGTAGAAAATGCCCGACACAATGGCTCTGCTCCACCTGAGCACCCAACGTTGCCAAACTATCCGACTGAAGCTGATGTTGTCGCAAAGGCAACTCAATTAAACGGCTTCGTCTCACAAATCCCACAAGCTACATTAGAAAAGGCAAGCAAAAAGTCCACCTGATAGGGATTGGGGTGTCGCATTCGCACACCCTTTAACTTACAAAGGAGATAATTATGCGTAAAGCAAAATTAATACTACTTGGTTCTGTTATTACACTTTGTACCTTAATTGGTCTTGGTCACACAATGGAACAAAACAAACTAATGGATATCGCATATAGCGATCTAACTAAAGAAGCCAGAAAGCAGGTAGACTGCTTGGCTGAAAATATTTACCACGAAGCTGGGTTTGAGCCAGAAAAAGGTAAACAAGCTGTTGCTTTGGTAACGCTTAATAGAACACAAGATGAACGTTTTCCTTCACAGATATGTGAAGTCGTAAAACAAAAGACTCAAGGTACATGTCAGTTCAGTTGGTTCTGTATGCCTGTTAAATTGAAAAGAGATTCTGACGCATTTAGGGAATCTATGCAAGTTGCCCTATTTGTTTATGCAAACTATGAGAAGTTGAAAGACGTCACACATGGCGCTCTTTACTATCATGCGGACTACGTCAACCCTCGTTGGCGAAATGTCGAAAAGACAACCGTCATTGGTCGTCACATTTTTTATAAGGAAAAACTGAAATCATGATGAATAAATTAAACCTACAACTTACCGACGGTGGAGATTCTAAACACTCGTTTTTCCTAATGATGGAAGAAATCAGTTTAGCTACTTGTAAGTCTGCCGTCGAGTGGATTCTTGAAGCTAACTTTACCGAAGAACGACCAGAGATGCTTAATTTGATTATCACTTCTCCAGGTGGCGATTTAAACGCAGCATTCGCATTGATTGACGTTATGCGTGGTTCAGCTATTCCAGTTCGTACGATTGGTCTTGGTCAAATCGCTTCTGCTGGTCTTATGATTTTTATTGCTGGTGAAAAGGGACAACGCATCCTTACACCTAATACTTCAATTCTTTCTCACCAATACTCTTGGGGTGCTATTGGTAAAGAGCACGAATTGTTTGCTCAAATTAAAGAGTTTGACCTGACTACCAAAAAGGTTATCGACCACTACAAGCGTTGTACTGGTCTTGCGGATAAAAAGATTCGCGAAGTTCTATTACCCCCACAAGACGTTTGGCTATCCCCCATTGAAGCCAAGAAACTAGGTTTATGTGATGATGTTAAGGATCTAAAATGAAAGCAGAATATATTGCTAGTCTTGTAGCTGTGACAGTCTCTATTACAGTTATTGTAACTGGTTTGACATATTACAACATCAAACGCGATGAATCAATGAAGTCAAACATTGAGTCTGCAATTGTTAAAGGTATTGACCCTGTTGCTGTGAAGTGCGCATATGGTAAAGCAGACTCTGTTTGTATCGTCTACGCTGCCAACAAGAAATAACTTTACTTACAACCAATTTTAGGGTATAATTATAGTATGAAAACAAAAAGTGAACTCATAAAAGAACGTGCTAATCTTCACATTGAGAAAATGAAAATGGATAAATTCTTTTCTCTTTTCTTGGAAAAGTTCGGTGATGAAATGGATCCCAAATCACCGAACACCAAGGTGTGGACACTATACAGATCCAAATTAACAGAGTATGGTAAGGTTTCACAGTCTATTAAAAACTTAGATTATTGGATCTCTAAATGATGTTTAAAACTTCCAACCAATTTTCTTTGTATATTGAAAAGCAAGCTAGTGAAAGGCGTATCACTCATATGGACGCTGTATTAGAATATTGCAAAGAAAACTTCTTAGAACCAGAAGATATTGCTTCTATGATTAATAAGTCCTTGAAGGACAAGATTGAAATGGACTTCCGTGATGCCAACATGCTCCCAAAACAAGCGCAACTTGATGTCTAATATTTTACTGGGCATCTTTGCGATTGCTTGGTTTGGTTTTGGTCTATATTGGATTATGAGTCAACCTAAACAATCTGTTGTAGTTTACAATTGCGAACTTTCTGAAATATCCCCAGACTTTCCCATTGAAGCTAAAGAACGTTGTAGAGTATTGAGAGCGCAGAATGGACGGTTTTAAAGCATACAAATATTACATGGCTGTAAAGTTACACTTCACATCCAAGAAGTATAATGTGTTTGAGACACGTGGACATGTAAAAGGTACTCGCGATGCGTTTAACGCACGCAATGACAGATATATCTTTGAGAAATTAGCGCAGAAATATAATGACGATAAAGAGATTATTCAATTCTTTGTTTCCAACTTTGCTTATAGTAATGACACTGCGATTTACGGAAACAGCGAAGCTGAAGAACTATACTCGGAATGGAAACGTCGCAAACAGTCTATTAGTAAGATATTTGTAGACGACCTTACCAATGTTATGAATATGTGCGACGTTCACAAATTTAATGTTGATGGAATTTTCAAGGTTGTAGATGGTGATTTACCAGTATTGACTTCCATGTTTCTTTCAGGTAAAATAACTATTGAGACTTTAAGAATTATTGATGATATTGAACCATTCATCAATACTTGGGAAAACGATCCTATGATAAAGATCGTGTTGGGTGACAAACTTCTTCGTGCTGAAAAACTCAAAGGTTTTGTAAAGTACGATAAAGAAAAAGCCACCAAAGTTTTTAATCATTTTAAAGAAGAGCTATCTCTGTAATATCATGGGTAAGACCTACCATAAACAATCTAGTCGTTACGACGATGAACCCTCTAGCCGTTCGGGTAAAAATTCTAAACACTCAAATAATCGTAAAGGTGGTGGAATGAGAACGCTAAATAGCTATGTTGAAGAAGATATTAACTTTAACGATGAAGACATCTTCGATGATGACTTTGGAGTTGAGGATGAGATTCAGATTCGACACATACAAAACGATAAACCGTAATACAATTACATACAAAGGAAAATACAAATGGATATTCAAACACTTCGCAAAATGCGTTCTAACGACTTCGG